CTATTACATTATCTGCGGTAGTAACAGTAGTACTATTTACTATAGAGTTAGTACCGTTTACTGTAAGGTTTCCAGTAATAGTTAAGTCACTTGTTATTACCCCTCCAGCCTTATCCAACTTACTATCTAATGCTGGTTGCAACCCTGTTACGTTGGTAATAGTATGGTTATGAGAGTTATCAACGACTTGCGTGGATAACGTTATAGAGCCGTCTGCAGCTACTACCGTACTACCTAAAACATCTCCATTGATAGTTACCGTATCACCTTGATAAGTACCATGAGACTCTACTAGAGACAACCTATCGTTTAGTATTTTACCTTGGCTAGCTGTAAGAGCGTCAGTCGGGTTATTACTTGTTAAGTTATCCACTAGTTTAACCATACCTTGCTGGGTTAAAGAAGCTATGAAAGTGGGCTCATGAAAATAGGTAAATACTGTACCTATGGTAGGGTCTTGTTTAGTAACTACTCCTACTATTTGATAGAATCCTATAGTAGGTTTAGTAGTAGTGAATCCTCCAGATCCATTTGGATATAGTAATGTACCTTCTACCCAAGCAGAGGTATCAAGATTCCCTTTTGTACCTAATACTATAATTCGACCTTCAGTACCTGATACTATAGACTCTGCAGTAATACCGATAGCAGGTTCATATAAGGCTGCTTGAGGCTTTACAGAAACTATGTTGTTTGTTTGTGACGTGTCTATAACTACGATTGTACCTTCAGGTATAGTAGTTCCTGTATCATTACGAGTAAGGCAATGGGTATGGTCTGACCCAATAATGTTGGTAGCACTATCTATAACCTTATTTATTACAGTTTGTGCTTCAGAAGCCCCAAGAATCTCAGTAACTCCGTGGGTAGACGTAGAAGAACTATGGGATTCTAGATTTGATAGAACCTCATTAATAGACCCTACTAAACTTGTTTTGGTAGAAGTAGTTAAGTTAGTTAGGTTACCTTCATTAGTACTTCTAGTAGTTATCTCATTATCTAGCTTATTACGTTCTGTGTTTATCTGGTTTTGTAAATTTTGCTCTTCTGAAAGTGCTCTATCTGACTCTGCTTTAAGAGCATTATCTAACATAGTATCTGCTTCATTAAAAGATTGAGCAGCATTTATGTAGTTACTAGAAGTATTGGCAGCATAACTGTCTGTCGTAACACCTAGTGTCGTATTTATATTGTCCAGTCTATTTTTAAGCTCATTTACCCCGGTAGTGAGTGTAGTGGCTGCTGTAGTAAGAGCAACACTCACATCAACTAAAGTCTTTTCTGCGTCAGTGTATGCGTTAGTATCAGGATTACTCTCGTAAGTAGATTTTACAGCTTCTTTAGTGTTAGCATTAAGGTAGGTGTCTTCATCCATTACCTTAACAAAAGTGCTTGAGCTCCCAGTACCGTCTACCGTAGCTTCTACCAGATACTGTGCCCAGTGGGAATCACCATCGTCATGTACATGTACCTTATCCCCTACAGTAAGATTTACTAATCCGTCGCGTTCGATAAGGTTATTGACTACGAAGTTGGTACCTAAGGATATTTTTGCTGCTAGTATTTCGTCCCTACGTTCCTGTTCGATTTGTCCAAGAGGTTTACCCCCAAGCCTTTCAGAGTCATCTACTATACCGCTGCTATTTGTATCATAGGTGATACGTTGCATGTAGCCATATGCTCCTCCGCTAGTAGGGTCTAAACCGTTACCTACTAGAAAAGACCCCAGATTTATAGTCTCGTCAGCATCTCCCCACAAGGTGTAGGTATCTATTTCACTGAATTGTCCGAAGTTTCCGTGAGGGTCTGTGGTAGAGGTAGGGGAGGTATGGTGTACACTAATACCATCAGCACCTGCATCCCCTTTAACACCTCTGAGGTCTGGAGTAGTGAATACAGTATTATCAGAAAAACTCCATTTAAATTTACCGCCCCCGAGGTAATCTATTGATGTAATAGTTACATCCTTACCTGGTAACCCCCTAGGTCCTACTTGGCCTACAGGCCCTTGTCTACCTTCAGGACCTGGTATCCCTTGCTGTCCTTCAGGGCCTTGCTCGCCTCTTACAGTAGGTACCGTAAGGACCTTAGATACAGGATCCCAAGAGGCGGAATTACCACTCCTTACTGTAATACCTGAGAAATCTTTTGCCTGTTCGAAAGCGGATATAAGACTGTCGAATTGTCCAGTAGCTATGGCTTCTATAGAAGTAAGATTCTCACTTACTGCCTTAATAGCTTCAAATAGTGCTACTCCGGTATCAGAGTATACTACATTAGACACAGCTACGGTAGGGTTACGGTAGGCCATTATACAAATCCTCTATCAATAATTCTGTTGTCCATATCTACGGTATCCCTTGTGTACATACCCTCTTTACGAATCCTCTCGCAACCTCTTTCGAATCTTTGGTAATGGGTATTACTTTCTGCTTGTATATTACCATCTAAAGCTCCGTGTCCCCTGTAACCGATATAGTTTAGCAACGGCTCAATAAACTGCTCTGGCAGAGCAACTTCCGTATTTAAGTCATCTATGGTGTACTGTGGGGCTGTCACAGCATAGATTATACTAATCATGCCTGTTGCTATTTGAGGCCCTACTTGGATTTTATTCCAACTGATCGTGTTTATACTATACCCGAGGGTAGGGTCGTTGATAGGAAGTTCCTGTATTTTTGGTATAGTGCTACCAAAAGCTGTAACAGGTCCGTACGCTTCCATTAACCACATACAGTCATTAGGTAATGTGTATATGTCAGAAGCTAGTGTACGTTCAAACACGTACTCTCCTACGTTAAGAGGGAATCTTTTATAAAGTTCTATCACCCCTAAGTTTACGTAGTCAAGTACGGTGGCGGTATCGTCTTTTACTGACAAATTTCGAAGTTCACCTGTACTCGCTAGTTGTATTATTTGGTTTAATAGCATATCAATTACCTAATATTATATAGTGATATTATACCATAACAAACAACTAGTTAAAAGATTATATTGCCAGCAGTTCCGTCTTGCTCGTCGTCATCGTCATCCCACATAGAAGTCCATAAGTACCCGTCTTTATCCATCCTATCGCTTTCCCGAACTTCTGCTTCTGACGGGGCATAGATTTCCATTTCGCTCAACTGGTTGAGTAAGTCTAGCGCGTCATCATGTGCTAAAGCCTTGACACCTCCTGCCATAGTAAACTTGCTAAGCTCATTAGTCAGTTCTTCCACGAGTTGGTACAGTTTTGGTGCTTTTCGTACAAGGAGTTCTGGCTTAGGTAACCAAATCTTTCCTTGCTTAAACTTAGGTTGTACACCTGTAACAAATCGGTGAACCTTATCTTTTAACGGTCTTATACCAGGCTCCTTACTCCCTGGTTTTTTCGCAAATTGGAACCATATATTACGTTGTATCATCATTTCTTGGATTATTGATAAAAACCCACCTTGTTGACCAGAACTCTCAATCCCTACGCTTAAAGGCTTCCATCGTTGGGCATACTTAAATAAGTCATCAATATTTTCACTCATAGATTGGCGTACACATTGCCCATCTACCAGTAACCAATCGTTGTTACTAGAAACTGCCCATACCCCTATAGTAGAGTAATCAGCAGATTTTTTGGTACTTGTAGCAAAATCCGTGCTAATATAATAATTATACGCCTGCCTATTTTTTAGTACTAGTTCTAGATCAAACCACTTTATATCTCCTTCCTCAACAAGTAGAGTAGTAAGGTCGGTTATCTCTAGCATGTATTCTTGGAAGAAATCTTGCGCCTTTCCTGAAGCTGCTAGCATATCGTAGGTATCCCTAACAGATTCATAAGGAAACCTGTCTTCCCAGTTACCTTTAAACTCTTCTTTCGTACAAGGGAATTTTTCGCAGATAGGGAACTTATACACTAACCACTTAGGGTTATTGCTTAACTGCTGTATTAAGTCTTTTTCACTGATCGGTGTACCGATGTAGAAAATTTTAAACCTCGTAGGGTGTAACGCGGGTACTACAGATTTATAAAAGTTATCATTAATGGTATTCTGTATAGTCTCTGAGTTAATAGCTTCGTTAGTGGTAATATCATCTAGTATTACTATATCCGGACGGCTTCCTCTATACCTTACACCCCGGATGTTAGTACTTGCTCCATAACCTTTTAAGTTAAGCTCTTTACCATCGGCATTGACTAACTCCATTTCTCCATCAGTTTTTCGTTTTATTGTTATAAGATTTCGCAAGAAATCAGATCTATCGATTTTACCGGCTACGTTACGAAAGAAGTTTTTTACCCCGTTCTCCATAGAGTCGCCTACAAATGCTATAAAATCGACCTTACCGAAATTAGGTACACTGCCGATAGCCGCAGTATAGATGACAAACCATTCCATCATAGTTGATTTAGCGCTACCTCGAAAAGCCTCTATAAGTACACGTTTATCCTTACTGAAGTATTTGTCGGCTAACTTATAGTGGATTTCTGCGTTAGCGTTATCCTCTACTCCTGCAGCACGTATAAAAGCTAAAAACTTTAACGACTCTTCTGATGGGGTATACCCGGTAGACATTATACTACTTCCCCTTCTAAGACAGTATCGTTCTTAACTTTCATAGCACCAAATTCCCCTATAGTGGAAGCTCCTGCCTCTAACAGCATTTTCTGTTTAGCTGCTATACCCGATAACTGTTCGTTAAGTTGCTCCACAGCACTGTTCTCTTTCATTCCTACATCTAACTCAATTTTAAGGTTGTCAGGCCCTTTAGTTGCTGCTAATAACTCTTTTGCAGCATTAATTTTATCCCTATCCAGCTTTGCTGTAGTCATTAAGTCAGCTAGCACCCCTATAGCTTTGTACCTAGCTCCTGTGAATATTAAATCCAAAGGCACCTGGCTCATAGTCAGTATATCCACCACTAGCTTCGATTTCCTATACCTACTAGCAGCACTAGTTAACTCTCGGTACTCAGGACTTGTAGTAGACACAGACATTCGTTGTTTTACAAAGTCACGCTCATAGAAAGTTTTTTTGTAGGCTTCTGTAATATTATCATCGGTGGACATAAGGTAGGCACAGAAACGAATAGCATTAAGGTACTCAGTTACGCTAGCTTTATTACGTTGTAGTACTGCCTCGTAAGTAACAGCCGTTTTTAGAAGAGACTCTCCTTGAAATTCTGGCTCGTTCACCGAAGAATTAATTATTGCAACTGCCTCGTCTGTTATAAACTTCTTTTTACTCGGCAATGCTTGCTGTAAATCTTGTATAGTCACTGTATTAGTCATTAAATATCCCTAGTTCTTTCTCTAATTGACGTATTTCTTTTTTTACATGCATCTTTCGTAATATCGCATTATTAATACCTTCTTTATACCACATCCATTCTGGTTGATCAATTACCCAATTAAGCTCTTCTAATATAATGTACAAATCTTCTAACCTATCCTCTAAGCTAGGAGTTACTACTGTCGTTACTTTTATCTTCATCTAACAGTTCTTCATATTTAGCTACAGCCTCATCTAAAGGTATATCGAAAAACTCTGTACACCCACTAAATTTATAACCAGTTTTATACTTATATTCTTCTAATAGTTTATGCAATTGGGCTTCTTTATCATACACAGATTCAACTCTACGAAATCTCTTTGGATAGCAAAAAGGGTAGTACCTGTACTTTACAAATATAGCTCTTAGAATCTCTTCTACACGGTCTTCTATCTTATCTCGGCAGGTCACACCTACCTTAACTAGGTCCTTGTCCTCTAATTTTATATGCAGTAGGTACAGTATACC